CTAGTAAGATCATCAGCTGCTTCAACGAAACCCCCTTCTAGTTCTGGTTCAACTTTATTCACCCAGGATGGATTGATCTCCATTCTATATCCATTTGGTTCATTACTATCTTTTACAGAACAGATAGCTACGTAGTCAGTACCTGGTAAATAATTTTCTGATAATACTTGATTTATTACATATGAAGCAAAGTCATGTCCATAATTGAAAGTAAATCTATCCAATGTTATATCTTCATCCGGATCAGGATCAACTGGTGGGTTTCTTAAATTTTGAATCATCTGTGCGAAGACTGATGAGCCACTTTCATCATCCATTTTTATTATTTCATCTATTGATACACCATCGAATAGAACATCAGTCATGCATGGTTGTATTACATCGGCATCTGGATTTAATGGATCGAAGGCTGGAACATTTATTACCGGTTCAATATTATAACCAAACTCTTCTATCAACGCTCTCTTTTCTTCTAACGTAAAATCTGTGTCATTTCCTGATACGAAGTTGTATCGAATCTTTTTATGACTGATGTTTACATGTACTGGATCGTTTGCGTTGAAGTGGTTACTATTAACTGATACTTCTAGCGATTCCCTTATTTTATCTATAAGAGCCATGTTGGTTACTCAACTTTAAAACCACGAGCTCGCAATAAATCTGATCTAGATATGAATTCAACTACACATCTATTACCTCGATTACTACTCGGGGTCCACTGTGCGTAATCATCTAGATGGTTATTAGCCCATAATTCTGCTAATCGATCTTTGTTACCATCCACTTGAGCTAATGCCTGTTCAATATAATTTGCAGTTACTTCATTATCTTGTAGACTAGTAATAAAGCTCATAGGATTATTTAAAATATTTTCATTTGCAGTTTGAAGAACAGCGTGCTGATCCGTATCACTTATTTTGGGATCATAGGATGCATTAATAAAATACCATTCAGTGAGATCAATAGGTACCTGCGGATAAGTAAATAATGCCCATGCAGAATTTGGATCTGTTCCTTTAGGATAATCTCCATGAGCCATATTAAGTGACATTCTATTATATTTTGGTAATCCATATTTGTACATAGAATTATCATAATACTTAGGAGCTCCTCCCGGCTGAGGTTGTTGTACAGCAAGTCTCAAAAATCTCATACTATCTTGACCTTGTAATGGATTGTATCCAAAACTTTCTTCAATTAAATCACAAACTTCTCTTGCTGAATAACTATTTCCTCCAACCTCATGAACTGTAGAAGTGTTTGTTCCAATTACAAACCCAGCTGGAAAATCTACTTCATCATCATCTTTTAATATCATAGTTTCTAATGCAAACCCTTTTGGACTAAATGCGAAAGGGCTTCCAAAATTAAATAAAGTTCCAGTTTGCACTTTGTTTAAAAATCTAACCCACATCGAAATACAGAACCCTCCATCTTCTCTTGCCCAGTTAGGATTATCTGGATCAGGTCCTGTTAGACCTATATCTGTGCCCTCTTGTTTTCTAATCAAGACACCTTGATTCAATGATCTAAGTTTTAAATAGCCAGATGATTTGTTAATATATTCCGGGCGAGCATCTCCTATAGAAGCTTCAGATAATTCAGATTGTTTGAAAAATCCTTTGAGGTCTTGATATAACCATTCTATACTCTTACTATCATTAGCATCATCTTCCTGCTCTCTTAGCCATGTAATAAATTTATTATCTTCGTATACAGCGTTACTAATATTATTATTGGTTACAAAATCTTCGAAAGCTTCTTGTGATATAAAATCAGTTAAACCATCCCCATCCGTATCTTCGAAGTCTGGATAATCTGGTGGTCTCAATTCAGCATACAGTCGAAAAAAATCATCTATCAACCGTTGACGATTAGTTGCTGCTGGTAGCAATTCATCTATCTGTGTATCTAATACTCTACCCGCTTTATCTGGATCGTAAGCATAATCTCCGGACGTAAAAATAAGTTGTCCTATATTTAATTGATTCTCAATACCTTCCGCTGTTTCTTTGCCAACTGATATCTCAGAATAAGTACCGTCACCCAAACCCGTTTCTAATAAATAATCAGTTGTCAGATTATCGGGTTCGTTTGTTTGCATTGAAAACTGTTGTACCAATGTTGAAAGTTGGTCATCCGGCACTAATGGATTCTGAGCTTCTAAATATTCTACTACATGATTTAACTTTTCAATTTCTTCAGTATCCTCACTATAGAGATCAGCGTCACGTTGATATAATACTAATAATTCATCAGCATTGGTTCGTGTTGGTGTTATATAACCATCTCTTATAGTTTTTTGATTTTGCATTAGCTGTTCTGGCGTTACACCAATTTCAGCAAATAGTCTCACAATCTTATCATGAACAACCTCAGCTATCAACCGTTGTCTGCGTTGTATATCTCTACTTGCGACTAATTCACTTTGTAGAGATTCGTTATTTTGCTCCGTTGTATCTGGTGCTGGGTTATATGCCTGTGCCATTTTTTATACTACCGTAAATTCAAAATTATCATCATAAATTATTTTTTGTCCATCATCCTGATCTATTTTAACTAAAATTTTATATACTCTTTGTGGGTAAAACCCAGCCATGTCTTGTATGAAATAAGGACTTGTAGTGTCACAACTCATCGTAGTAAAACTACTAAATGGTACTACAGTTTCACCAGTTGCTTGATCTACAATACTATAACTACCTGATCCTTCTGGAATATAGGATCCGGATGTTTCTTGAACGCTTGTTGAGAATGTTTTAGATATGTATCGTGCCCTTGCACCCAATCTAAATTTAATAGTCTCATCAGCTTTATAAGATTGTCTAAAACCTTTCTTGTATAATATATTATCAGTAGCGCCTGTCACATCCAGTTGATTTAATGATCCAGTTACAGATCCTGTTGCTACTACATGATCGTCATATTTAAATTCTATTTTTGGATTGTATATAGTATGAGTATCTGAACTAAAATATTTTAGCTGTTCGAAGGAACCTGAAGTGGTTTCTCTACTACCAGATAATCGTATTAGATATCCATAATTTTCAATAGTGCCGTCCATCTGCGCTTGGAGCACCTTTGTTATGTCAGCATTAATATCTGGTGACTCGTGATTAAAGGATTGTGTCACAGTGTATGCTGATTGACTCATATATATTCCACCATTCCATCCAGCCGGCCATGCAGTCTCAACATCACCTGATAAAGACTTTCTGCGGTTTTCATAACTGACTCCTTGCGTTGTCTTTGGATCATCAATTATCTTTCCGAGACCTTCATCCCAGCTCATACTAATCGGATGAATAGATATATCAAAACTTTCAGGTAATCCCTGAGTACCGTTTGCTTCATAGAGTCTTAAAGATGCACTGTAGGTGCCGGCACTTATATTAGATTCACTTACATAGTTCTTTATTTCGTTTGTATCAAACTGTACAAGTATTCTAGTATTTGAATCAAAACTTTCACCGTACATTACTTTCTTCAATTCAAGTACCTGATCTTTTCCAAAATTTTGGTCACGTTCTGATATACCGGTAGTTGCTGTATTTGATCCGCTACTTATCCAAGCATCCTTTGTCGCATGAAAAATTTTATGCATTATCTAACCACTCCTTTTATATTATTATCCGGATCTCTAAGTTCAAATACTGCTGGATCAATACTTGGTAGTATAGTTCGAGTATTAGTTAATGCTTCACTTTGCAAACCATATGGATATCCATAACCTGGATTGTTGCCAGTGATTTCTCCAACATTATTATAGTTGTACAGAGCGGGTTCGAAACCAGGTCCGCTTGTTCCTTGTGGTGGTGTATCTTGTGTTATGTAAATTGAATTTATATTTCTCAATCCGTCAATACCCAACAACTCATATTCTAATTCACCTAAATGCATTGGCTGTTTAAATTGCATCTTATCTACATTGAAGAAGTCTCTTATCGTCTCGATACATTTTATCTTTAATTCAGATTTATCTGCTTGTGGATAAGATTGTACATCAAAGACAACTCCAAAGTTAATAAAAAAACCATCTTGTATGATCACATCATCCGTAATCATTTTAAATTCATTAAGATAATTTTTTAAGTTTTGTTTTGTTAGACTAGGTGCTTTTATTAATCTTTTTTGATTATCATATGCTAGTATATAAATCCTAACTGTTCCAGGCTCTTCATTGTTTGCATCTATCTGTGTCCTATCTACATACGCCTTTGCTATGCTACCATATTTACCTGACATTTGCATAACTCTGCCAAAGTAGTCATCTTTACTAACACATCTAGCTTGAGATGCAAAATAAGCCAAGGCTCGCTTTCTTATTTCTTCTTCCGTCTCTATATCAGCTCCTCCTCGAGCTGGAAAATCATTTGTTACACTTACATTAGAATCATTGAGTATTGTGAGTTCACCACTAGAGACATTACTCTTTAAACCACCACCAGCTCTATAAGATATTGTTAGTACTGTATTAGCAGGTGCTTCACCTAAGGTTCCAAAAGCATCTCCAGATCTGATATCAATATTTGATGTCAAGGTTTCTGATGTACCTGGTACTGATAATCCTACTTGCTCTATTTCTAGAAAATTTGACTTCAAGCTACCAGATGTCCCAGAACGTAAGAGCCCGTTACCAAATACCAATACCGTCTCCTCCGTTTTTGGTTTTAGCTCTGTTGTAAAACGTTTTGGTGCTGACATATATTTCAATGTATATGGTACAGATGCACTCATTATAGTTGTCCCATCCAAAGCTGTATATGCAGTTGATCGATCTGAATCATCAGTGTAGTGAGTTGATATCGGTACTCTATCTTGTGTCAAAAAATCTACTTCATGATACTGATTTCCTGCACTATCGGTTATTGATACAACATCCACAATATTGGTTTCAGGTAACGTCACGTTTAAAAATTTTGTAGGAGCATCGACAGTAACAGATGTCGTTTTTGTCTCACCTGACACAGCTTTTACCTTTCTTGTTAATCTGTATGTGGATACCAAACCCTCAGCATTATATTCAACTGGTATTGGTGGTTCATCCATAGAACTCGAAATAGTAAAATCAACCTCTCCTAATGTTTCAAATATAATTGAATCGTCGACGTTTGATTTAATTTGTGTTCCAGAATCAATTACTTGAGTTTGACTAGACAGTCCATTATAATTAGGATGTATGTTATTAGGATCAGACGTCACAGAACTTATGTCCTGTGTGAAAGTTAATTCAACTGTAGCAGGTTTTACTGGTTTAACTTTGTATCCAAAAGCATGTGCGAGATGTATGATATTTGATTTCTCTTTAGCTAGTGGTAAAAACATTTCCCTAAACTGTTTATCAACATAAAAATTTAACACATCACCAACATATGCAGTCATCTCCATCATCATCATACCTGGTGATGTTTCATTAAAATCTTTATATGTTTCAGGATAATATGTTTTACTAAAATCAACAAGAGCCTGTCTCAATGATAGGAAATCTCTATCCAAATAGTTTACCACTTGTGCATTACCTGTATTACTATTATAAGCCATTATTCTATTCTCACTGTTACGCTATCCAAAGCGTTTGGTACCTTTTGTATCCTAAAAGTAACTTTGACTGATAGTGCATTTGGATTAGCTTGATCTTGTTCAACTTCTATGTTTTCTGTCATTACGAATGGAAGCCACGTTTGCATGGTATCCCTTATATCATTTTGTATTGCAAAAACTGTATCAGGTGTTATATGCTCAAACAAAAACTGACGTAAGTTTATTCCTAACAGAGGTTGAAATACACGTTCGCCCCTATTAGTAAGTAGCAAGTTTCTAATATTATTCTTCACAGCTTCTACAGTTGTTTTGGTTGTAGCAAAATATCCACTAGATCCATACTCTTTATGTAGCGGTAAATCTAAACCAATACTAACATTTGTATCTCTATCTTCTACAAACGAACCAGTTACTGATGTGTCTATTCTTGCCATTTAACTATTCTCTACATGTTTTTAATTTCATTTTCTTTTAATTGTATCACAGTTTCGTCTCCCAATCCTTCATCAGGAACTTCTCCAGTACCAACATGTGCATATCCTTTTGCATCTAACCCTCCCTGCTTTTTACTCAACTTAAATGGATCTGTAGTTGCTCCGTCTTTTGCAGCAAGTTTTCCTGCTACGTCAACTGCTTTAGTAGTCTGTTTTACAGCATCACCAATTGGTTTAAATGCAGATCCAACCGGTGGGGGTAGTTGAGATAACGCGCCTATTTTTTTCAAGAAAGAAAATAATGGTTGATATGGTCCAAGTAAACTATCACTTTTGATCTGAGTATTCTGACCCTTTGTTGTGGTAAACGTTTCCAAATCAATAACCAATTTACCCTTTGTCATTCTAAATTCTTGTTTGACTAGCCATCCAGCTATTCCCTCAGCTAAGTCTTTACCTAGATTTTCGATCTTCGAAGTATCAGTTTCAACACCTTCTGGTATCATAGCTTTTATCAAAGACTTTTGAAAATGATCTACTAATGAATCAATTTTAGGTAAGCTGGCCATTGCTATTTATCAAACCGTTTTACGAGTTCAGAATAATCTTTATTTAATGCATTTTTTAATGCATCGGGTATTGCATCTGCTGCTACATTTTCTTCTGTTGCAGTTGCTGTAGCAATATCAACTTGAGCAGGTTGTCCTGGTCCCATGTCTCCATATTGCTTATTTAGTATCTGACCCATTCTACTGGAGTCAAACGGTTTGTCTCCATTCAAGCTTTCCCAGTCATTTTTGTTACTGTACGTTTCTTCAAGTGCTTGTTTGATGCTCGATTGTTTTTGATCTTGTTTAACAGGTTTAGTTTCTGCAATTACCTTAGCGGCTGTCGACTGTTTAATTTCATTGATAGCAGATTTAATTTCTCTCTTAACTACCAATTCAATTAGTTTAACTAAACTCTCTTTATTCACTTTCATAACTACTCCTATGTGCTACTTTGTGTTTCTTTTATAAAAACTTTGTCACTTAAAATTTTACTCATCTTCGCTTTAATTGTTCCTACTTTTGCAGCAAGTGGTCCAGGAGCACCCTCTAAGAGAGGTAGTGGTGCACCGCAACATGTTGCATTAAGCGTCTCTATTATGTTTAACATATCTGTTATTATTTCTGTTAAGCTATCACCCATAACAGCCGGCTGACCGTTTCCATCCTTTGCTTCTTTACCTAAATAAATGTTTTCTGTATCTATAACTATATCTGTTGGTGTAGATATATTGATATTTTGTAGAGCGTTCAGTTCAATTGATTTACCGGATGAAAAATATATGTTATCTCGAACTGTATTATAAGTGATCTTATCACTTTGTATAAATATTTGAGCTTCATCATACTCATAATCAAATGTAGAGCGTTTTTGGTTTGATGGCAAATCAGTGGATAGTAATATTGTTGTACCTAAATTATTTCCAGTTAATCCTATATGATCTTGTAACGAACCATTAGTTGTCATTGTAATTAAATTCTTATAGCTAAAATGTTCGTAATCGTTTACACTACTTTGATTATCAGATGATAAAAATAAATACGGATTGTTATGTCGGCTACCAAGTCTTACCGTGCTTCCAAATCTTCCCTCTAATATAAGATCACCAGTATTTGACACAGTCTTATTATATGGATTTGATTCACCTTCAGGCCAATCCAATAGCATATTACTTGTCTTCCCTTTATGCTTAACTTTAGCTACAGGAACATCCATCCTATATCCAAGATTGGTCATCTCTGTTGCAGTTGGAAGTCTTCTGTCAAATTTTATAAGCTGTGATTGCATATCCGGATTATATGACGGATCATTATTAGTATTTAAAGGACCTAAATAATAATCCACACCTCCAAAGTCACAGAGCAATACCACATCACCTTCCATTGGTTGATCAACAAATCCTCTCAATAATGGCTGTGCTTCGACTAAATTATTAGCTTGCCACTTACGCTCCGATGTAAGTGGTTCAGCTTTTATATAATTTACTTTATTTGCATATTGACTGGACGTGTATACAACTTGCTTTACACGTGCACGCGTAAATTCGATATAAATAAGTTGTGTGTCATCAACCGGAAATCCATAACCTTGTTGTTCACGAGCTGATGCTTCTGCTCCAATTGTTGCTAATCTACCCATTAGGAATATCTTTTATTTCTTTTATTTTCTTTTCTATCGATTTGGTATCAGTAACAGTCTGTAAATCAGATGCTACCTCCTGCAAATTATTTAAAAGCTCTTCTTTTTCCGATTCGGATAATAAAGTTAGTTCATCAGATTCACCAATTGACTTACTCATTATACGCTGTACTACACCTGCTAGCTTAACTAGATGTTCATCATTTTTAATAGCAACATCCATTAGCTCTTTTATAACAGGCATAATTATAACCACATCTTCTACGGTATTAATATAACTATGAGCCTCTTGTATAAGTAGATCTAACTGAGTTTTCTTTAGCTTACTATTATTGTATATATCCTTACTCAAATCTGAGAAGGTCTTATCGCCAAATATTTTATAATCGTCTGACATAGGTACTTCCTGTATTTGTACCTATAAATATATTAAAAATAAAAATTAGAAAAATATTGGTGGTATCAGCTTAGCCTTTGGGATTGATGTCCCTCTCTCACAAAAATCATTTAAGATGTTTTTATAATGTTTTTTCATTACATTTGTCACAGATGTGATTTTAGATGTATCGACATTAGTCATCTCACGTATCAAAATATACAATGCTTTCTTATTAAAATTTTCAATCTCTTGGCGTCTTTTCATCAACTCAATAATAGCATATGAGATTTCAATATCTCTTGGTCTTTTGAATATTGTTGGTATGTTAGTTTCAAAGTAATTAACAACTTCATTTAACAGATCATCTAAATAGGTATTATGTACTTCATCTTGTACGGTATGTTTATTTAGCACAGATAAGTCATCATGTGTTTTATATTTCTTATAATTTGCATTGTTGTTTAGTATAAGATAATTTTTTGCAACAACACTAAAATAACTAAACGCTTTTGATCCTTTTGTGTGATCATACTTGTGCATATTCATTACAAGAAACGTTACCACTTCCATCTTGACATCTTCAAAGGGAACATCAAAGTAACTAAATTTAAATGTATTAATTATTGACTCGGACAATTTTTCAAAGGCATATTGTATTTCTTCTCTATAAATTCTTGACCGTTCATGAGATGACTCAGTATTATTATATTTGATAATAGCATCTTGAACATCCATATCAAAATATACTCTCTTGTTCTTCTTTTTAATCTTTTTAATTTTTTGCTTTGGCATTTACATCTTCCTTTTCAAAGAGGTTGTTTAAAAGTTTTGACATAGTCGTAATAGCTTCCCAAAAGAATCCAATTTCATCATCTGATTTGAAAGTTCCTTTAGAGTCGAGTACTTTGACCTGTTCTGTTATATATTCTATTATGTTATCGACTTCTGCTATTATCTTTTCGTATTGAGATATTCTCTTCAATGAAAAATATACTAACAATCCTTCAAAGATGACAACAGCTAATAATATTATTATGATAATCTCTAACATATCTATTCAGGAAACAACTCAGCAAACTGAGCCTTTAGTTTATCACGTTCTTCATTCTTTTCTATTGGAGCATCATCATATCCTTGTACATAATGCTGTTTCTCTACTACCGTTGACATCCAATCTGCCCAATGGATAATATAATATAAAATATTATCTGACTCTGAAGGTCGTTTGAGATATGAAGCATTACCATCTTCGAACATACCATCAGATAACTTTATTGCCTTCCATACTTCATTAGATACTTTTATTCCATATGCCTGTAAAGTGTACAGTGCTCTGTCAGTAACTGACATATAATCCATGTCAGTATTATGCTTCCAATATTCTCCTAACTTCTCTTGATGCCAAGATGAATCCTGTTTTACATAATATGGATCTTCTAGAGTTCCTAGCTTTCCCCAATCATGAAATATTGCTGCAAAGAATATTTCTGAATCAGAACATGATACATTAATATCCATTGTCAGTAATAACTGCTTTACTTTAAATGCTGTTTCCTGTACTCGTAGCACGTGGTCTATAAAACCACCTACAAAGCAATTATGGTAGTTTAATCTTCCGGAAGCAGGTGCTCCTGTAATCTGATGTTCGAAGTCATCCAACATCTTATTAACTGCCTGAAGCTGTTCTTTATCCTCAGAATATTTTTCGACCAAAGTACGCAATTCTTGATACTGATCTACTATTTTATTGACTGGTACTGTTTTTATTTTTTTCATTTTATTTCCTAAAACCTTGTAATAGGACTCTTGCTTTTTAAGTTGTTAAAAAGTGAGAACTAAAAATTTAGAGCCCTATTACATATTTTCTACAGACTATTTACGAAACAATCCAACAAGTACTAATATAGCAACTAAGCCGACAAACCCTGTTTCTGACATAGTTCCAATTAAACTTGTTATGTTACTAACGATACCCATTCCAAAAAATGGTTTACCATATGCAACCTCTACAACCACACCTAAAGCAAGCACATTAATCATTGCGTCTGTTATAGCACTTACGTAGGCTTTCATGTTGTCGATTGTCTCCAACATTGTCTTTCTCCTGTTAGTTAATAAGTAAATAACCTTATTTCTTTCCAAATTTTTCAGCTGCTGTAACACCTAAGCCTACAACACTGATATACATGAAACAATCTAAGATCTTATCCTTCACTTCATACGTCCAGAAAGTATCTGCAGTCCAACTTGCTATTAGCATAACAAAAGCCATGAAACCGATAAATCGTTTACTTGATACTTTCGCTTCACTAGACAGCATGTTCATAAAAAAGTTCATACGTCTCTCCTATCTATTATTAGTTTATATAATGTAACATTATTGTATTTATATGGCCGCACATTGGTAGACTCGAGAATATCAACAACGTTTTTAAATTTTGGATTCATGGTATCTCGTACTTGATAGATACCATCTTTATTCGGAGTTCCTTCTATTACTATATAATCTCCATACTTAAACGGACCACCCCAACGAGCTAATAAATTTCGAGACAGTGCTACGAATCGATATCGACTTGCTTGATTGGTATTGAATCTAGTACCATCAGCAGTTATATGTGGTGTACGATCTGTTTGTGGATATACAGGTTGATACATGGTAACATCTACAACATGTGGATGTATATGATCAGCCTTGAACTTTTTGAATTCTACAACCTCTTGCTGTAACTTTTTTATTTCAACTGTATAAATCTCTTTATAAGTATTCATAAATTTAGTTGTTATGAATCCTGTAATTACAGTTACCATAAGTGTCGTAATTGTAATAACGTTCCATATATTTTTAACTTGCATAATATGCTCCAATTAATTAGTTAAAATTAAGCATAAAAAGGTATACGTGGCAACAGTTTTTTTAGTCGAATTCGGAATAATTCCAGTCGGGGTCTCGGTCATTTAAATCATCTATTATTTTATTTAAACTATCCAATGCTTGTTTTATAAGATGTATATTTTCGGTATCAAGTGCTTCTTCTAATATTGCTACAATATCATATAAAGCGCTTTGAGGATTATCGATTAGCTTTCTCCTACATCACGGGTAAACAGTACTTTTTGTTCTAACAATTCTTCAAGTAACTGTTCCGCTTCTTTTTTATTGTTACGAAAGTAGTCACTTATTACATATTCAACAAGTACTTTTTTTGACTTAATATTTTTAACTTTATCAAAGTCCTCTATGGTACCTTCTTCTATTAAAACCACATCTAATATTTCAACTATCTCATTCATAGTAGAATTAAGTTTCATCAGCATATCCTTAATATCGCTAGTAGCTATCTCATTATCTGTTAATCGACTTATAATGTGTGTCAGAATCGTGTCGGTATTTGCTCGTTTTTTATTCATGTTCGCCATCCTCATCTTGTATATAAATAGGGTTTAAAAATTCATTACAGCTTATAATCCTGTATATGTTTGCTATCTAGATTTTCCCATGGATATATGATCCAATCATTATCTTTTTGCTTTACCCAATAGTCAGGTTCTACTACTGAATCTTTATGATAATGTATAGTTGCAAATTGAGCGTGATCGAATACTTCCGCTTTCATACTTCGTAATGTGTGTCCTGTGTCTGCAATGTCATCTACTACTAAGAATTTTTTACCGTACATCTCATTTAGTCTATCAATATATTTAATATCAAGTTTATGGCTCATCATAACTGCTATTATGAGCCCACCTCTTGGTATACCATAAATACCTTCAAACGTTTCCTTTGGTGTGCTTCCTCGATCACGACAATCCTTAGTTATCATATCACATAACTCATTAACATATACTTCTAAACCATTCCATTTTATATTTACTGTTTTTGTCATAACTGTATTTCTATTCCTATCTTACCTTTATAAAATTCCTTACCTTGAAGCTTTGATACTTCTCCGATATTATATAATCTAATCTTATCTGTAAGCTTCCAGCTCACTTTAAACTTATCTTCAAATTCAAAGTTTTTAAGTTTGGTGTTTCCGTTATCATCCGGTGGAAAGTATCCATCAAAGGAAACTTCTACTTCAACTAATTCACCATAAGTTTTTTTCCTATTTAATCCAACTGACAGAAAAGTTTCAAAGTTCTTGCTAAATACGTTTTCGTTATCATTACGTGTTGTAAAACCAAATGTGGCGCCTTTCCATTCTCTACGCCAATCAAGTTTAAGATACTTAACGGATTGACTTTCCTTATTCATATATTCAGGTTTAAAATAAATTCCATCTTCAAACTTAACCCATACTAAATCATCAATATAAGGTTTACCAAGTTCTCTTTCCCATTGACGATTGAAATAATAAGCAGGATGGCTTACACCAATACTAACTTCATAATCATCCGGATTAGGTTGTACGTTTGGTGATCTCATAGAAAAAGAGCTAAACAACATAGCGCCTGCTAGCAGACTATCCAACAGCATTTTTATTCTCCTTATAGTTATTATTAACTTACTACTATTTATAGCTATAAGTCAACAGAAAATTATAGGAGTTTTATAATGTCGAATGGGTATTCGAATATCGGACGATCACGTGATAACACAGGAATCACAACGCAAACAGATACTGATCAAACAGGTCGTGTGCGAGATGTTGCACCAACAGCTCCTGTTGGCGATCGTGATGACCGCGCTAATGTAAGAATGGAACAAACGAGTTTACCTGAAGATGATAACAAACTTGTTGATCCATTACGTAATCAAGAAAAAGAATCAGTTGTAGAAGATCCAATCGTATCAGCTGGACTATATACAAAGGGTGGTGAGTTCAACTTACCAAACGGAACACAATATATAGGCTTTTACCATTTACATAAAAACGGTACTTATATGGTGGGCAGAGGTAAAGTTGGAGTTGTACACCCAATTGATCCAGCTGGGGTTTTAACACCTATTCCCGGATCAGCTACAGCAGCTACTGTTGAGGAAGATAAGGAAGAAGTAGAACTAACTGACGCTCAGAAAGAAATGCAAATGAATTTTGGTCAAGTATATGATTACAGTGGATACGTGTTCCCGGACGGGTTTCCTGCTGAACTATATGCTACACATAGATCCGGTGATGGTTATTATACATGTCCTCCAGATCATCCAATCGATGCACCAATTGCCACTAATTGTTATAGAATATATAATGATAGAAATCGTAGTCAATTAAATAAGGATGTATCTATTCCTTTTCCTCAAGTAGAAGGTAAGATTCAAAGACAACTCAAGGAAAAAATTAAAAGAGAGATTAAGAAGACTAAGGGCAAAAAGAAGATTGACAATCCATTAACAGAAGTTCAAAGACAGGTAAACAAACGTACTGAAGAGATGGAAAAAACTGGTATTGGTCGAAGTAATAAAACTACTTCATCTACTAGTACTAACCGTGACGGAAGAGTTGTTGGAAATACAAACGTGAATCAAGAAAGAACGAGAAGTACTCAGACAACTCCTGGTAATAAAAACTCACGAACTACACGTCGTCAAAAACGATAATATAAATTAAACATCTTTCTCAAAAACCTAACTGATACGTTATGCTTTTCACCAGCTCTATTAGTAGCGCAATACTTTCCCCAACCCTTTTCCATTAAATAGAGAGTATAGGATAATGCTTCTGTCTGTTCTTCAGTAATTTGTTTATACTTTCCTCTGAACATATACTGATCAGGAAAGCAATGCATTAACAGATCAATCTTCTCGTGTAGAGTAATATTCATCTAATTCCTCATTCATTTCTGATTTCCAATTGGAATCGTTATCATAATATTCACGGCGTCTATCCTTATGTGTTTGTTCAGGCTTATGTATAGCTCGTGGTTTTCTGATTTTATGAAGTTTAGATTTTTGTATGCGAACCTTATCTTTTTTCATGACACTCATAAATACTATTTATTTTATCAAAACCTCAAACTTCTTTCTTTTAATCTCTTTAATATGCTTACAATCCAAACCACGTTTTCTCATCCGGAACATATAGTTAGGACAGTCACATGACCATTCACGTCGTGATGTATCATATTGTATCTTATATCTCTTTCCATCAATGCGATATATTTCCACATCATCTTCTAATACAACTCCATCAAACGTATCCATAATTTTATCGAATAATTGTTGATCGGTCATCTTTTTAAATAATCCTTTATCTTATATACAACAATGTTTAACGTACCAAGTACACCCATTCCAGGTAATATCATAGCTTTAATGGTAGGCCAATAACAGCACCAAAAATGTGAAACAGAATGTTGAATAGTATGAAGTAACCCTTCCATTATTTTTTATCTCCCTTGAGTTGAAACATATAACCAGGTCCTGTCCAAGTATTCCAATCATCATAACTTTCAGCAAAGATACTTCCTCGTACATGCTTAGCCGGTTGACTACGAGTTGCAGACTTGAACACATCTCCCATCTTATATGGAATTCCTTTATGTATACCATTAGCTTTTGCAACAAATGCCATAATAGAATTCTGAAAAACTATCTTATCAAATTTGCGACCAGGACGAACTACAGGTGGATTCTCTGTTACTTTTTTCTTTGCATATTCAGTATTCTTAGACCACTTTAAATAACAATGTGTGTAATGATCTGTGTAACGTGTGAGATGATTTTTGTAATTGTCTAAAATGTTCATTATAACTCCTTTTTAACTATATGATATTACGCAATATTTTAGCGCGAGACAACAGTTTTATTCATCTTTATATATTATATCGACATTGCCCTTTTGTATCTTACCATTTGAATGAAGCTGGTCCATTTCTTGTTTGTTAATAGTGAGCTGAGGTCTTGATTTTGATGCGCCTGAACCTCCTTGTGGTGTAGCATAATATGCTTTTCTTAATCCAAACTTCTTGCCAACAACCTGACCTTTCCCGCCATACTTAGTCTGCAAATCTTTTTCAGCTGCGGCTCTATCATATCTAATCTTTATACCTCTTCGCATGAGCTTTTGTTTGAATCTTTTGACTTTGCCAGAGACTTCGGTTACGGGTAGTAATTCTTGTAATTTCATTTTGCGTTTCTATCGTATTCTGCTAAAGCTTCCCACATTGCTGCAAATGCTCTTATCCCTCTCTGTGAAGCTTTGCTGAAGTTACCACTTTTAGCATTCTTACTCAAATCTAGCGCTAGCTTCTGTACTTTCTTTTTTAACACAGGATATGTGTAAACACCAATTCCTTGAACTACAACCTTACGTGGTGTAGATAGTTCTTTATTAGCATATCCATAATCACCACTTCTTTCATTTGTTGGAATAAGATCAACTAATTTAAAATTCTTTTTCATTATACAAATCTCTCTTTACCTGTGCCACTCATCTTTCTTTGTATGTATCCCTGTGCCCATTTAGCAGCCTTGTTTAAGTTACGTGTACCTGTATCAACTACATAACTAGCACCTTTACCTTTTATGAGTAAATAATAATCATGCTTTTTGATACCATGCTTCTTTCCAATAGAATAGCGATCCGCTTCATTACTTCGATACAACTGTGCTTGTCGACCATCTTTTACTCTAGCGGTACCTACGTATTCATCTCCAATAGATAGTTTTTCACTCATCCCACCTATAGCTCCAAGAGGTCTAGGTCCACATCGTTTTCTCCATGCCGCGTTAGATTCACCTGGTAATTTTCTTTCACAATTTGGACTGTGATTACGTTCGTCCAAGGGCATTAAATCCATTAACTTAATCATTTTACTTGACATTATCAAAAGGAAATGCTGGAGTATCTGATATGCTCAATCCTTTTCTTTTACGATAATAAGTTTTTCCTTTATCAGAATAAAATGTAATTGTTCTATTACCTTTAGCAGAACCTGATACAAATTTTCCACTAACTCTCAAATCGTTTTTACTTAGTATTACAAATCTACCATATTTTCCAAAATCAATAGTTCCACTTTTTGGTATATCTTTCCATTTTTTTATTTTAGCTTCGTTTACAGAATTTTTATTCATCATCTTAATGCGACGCATGGTAGGTGATAAATCATTTAATTTCATAAGTCATCTCCAATTATCTCTTGTAATACTCACCAAGTTTTTTAATCGCGCGTTTACCATCAAACTTATTCTTATGACTAAATGCAATGCCTTGTTTTATCGCATCTATATAAGCGGCTTTTAGTCCTGGAGAATTGAAGTCTGATAAATTATATTCTATATCACTAAAACCCTTTTCTATATCTGTTAATGTCTTTTCCAAATACTTCTTCATCTGCTTGGCTTTTTTCATATCTTTATCAGCCATTGATTCTTCTTCGTGGATAGGTATAAGATCTACTAGTTTCATTTTAAAACGCTCCCTTAATTGCATCAGCATTTTTATATTTCTTTTCCACAGCTTTCCATAAATGTTTATCCAATCTATCACGAGCTCTATTTGTATCGCTAGCATCTTTTAATATATCTTCAATTTGCCATAAACCTACATATGCTTTGACAAGTTTCTTATCTCCGATCTTATCTGCTAAATGCCATCTCGCTGTTGTGTGATTATTCTTATCTGTCATCTTAGCATATGAATCAATAAATCGTTGCTCGAGTTCTTTCTTTTCGTTTATGACACCTTTCACCATTGGTAATATTTTAATCATTTCTTCTCTACCATATTGCTATTTTTAATAAATCTTGCCAAACATAAATACCTACAAACGCAACTATTCCACCCAATACTGTTGCAAAAGCGTCCCAATTATTCCATCCACTAGTCGCATAATATTTATCATACAACTCTTTTCCAAATGCAAGTACACCTAATACTATCCATGATTCTGTGATTGCAAATCCAGCAGCGCCGGCCATAAAATGCATAAACTTATCTGCACCCCATTGTAACATAAAATCATTAAATTTACTCATGTTTAATTACCACATTTGCAATCTGTACATTCGCACATGATATGTCTCCGATTGTAGGTTTATCTAACTATAAGTATATAAAGGAAAGAAAAAAGGCGACCTTAACGATCGCCTAAATATTCGGGTTCACCAATATGACTATCTACCCAAGCTTCCATCTCATCTAAATCAGCATCGTTATAACCATAACTATCATAGTCAGGTCCTGGAAGATCTTCTTCATCCGGATCGACAACGTCTATTGAATGATCATATGGTTCGTCAGTAGTAGTACTAAGAAATGGAAAGTCTTCTTCCATGTTCTCTAACTGTTCTTCGAACCAACTTGTTTCGGCTATATTACCCATTTGTAACTCCTTTATTTTTCCTTTTTAACATATACAAATATACGACTTATATCAACGCGGGGCAACAATTATTCCTTTTGCTATCATTGCATCATGCAGCTTATCTACTACACACTTTGCTTCTTTCAATGTGATCTTTTTACCAAACACCTGTTCACCTTTATTACGATAATGTTTAATGGCAGCAATCTTTGTGCCCTTCTTTACAAATTCTTCTGTTTCCCCTATCAACTGTGCTGTAGCTAAATCATCCCATTCACCATTGAGTACCTTCTTTCGTACTTTCCAAATTCTATTTGCTTCTTTCATTACATCAACTAGCTCTGCTTTGCTGAGATTATAATCTTCTGCTCTGTCTAATAAATTATAAGCATCGACAGTATATGGTGTAAATAAACTAACATCATCAGGCTGGTCTGGTTCTGTGTCTTTGCACAGCTTAACCAAACTTTCTAATTTATCTATTATCCAATCTCTATTTTGCATATTTGCGAGCATATTGCTGGTGCCAGAAGTCTTTCAACTAACAGTGACTCTTAATCCTAACCAGCTAATTAGTGAGTCGGCCACCCCGGACAAGCATTGCTCGTGCATTTGCGTGCGTGAGGTACTCATCGGGGGTTGGCCGAAGTCTTTTAGGCGTGACGTGTAGCTTAGTGAGGTGTGAAACAACATTCGACTTTGTGATCAAACTAATCTTATCTTGCGTGTAAAGATTGTTTACATACTCAACAGCTCTATCGTATCCTAACTTATCAAATTCTTGTAATGCCAATTTCAATGTCTTAATTTTGCTCATGTAAGAAACCGGCTTATGTACAACAGTAGTTCTCCTAACATCAGGAGCGTTCTGTTCAGCATGATATTGTTTCAACCATGCATCCCACGAGTTGCTTGCTCTTTGGCCATAAGCCTTCTTTCCCTTCTTTGCAGATCGTCTATCTAACCTTGAAAGATGATCGGCTTGTTCTTCTGAAGCTATTGGCTGAACCACAGCACCCGTCTTGTGTGGATAAACAACATGAGCTTTGTATGCTGTGGTTTCAGAACAATCGGTGCAGGTATTGTATCCTAGGTGGATACGTTCTGCAATAATAGTAGAATCACATTTAATGCAATTCTCTATCATTTACTTAGGCTCCAACATTGACATTGGAACATTGTATTCTTGACCACCCATGTCAACAATACATCTAGTTTTATTGACTTTTGTGATAACACCTGGTGTACGTTTGGTCTTCTGAACAACCCAAACTTCCATTCCTTTTACAAGGTTAGTTCTACATTTGATAACCTTCCATTGGTTAATCTGATCTGCAAGCTCATTAAGCTGTGCAATGTTTAACTTTCCTAACTCATTTAAAATCATATCCATTTTTGGACTCCTTTATTATTTCCTTTTTTAACGTATGAGAACATACACAAAATATTGACGCGGGGCAACAGTTATTTTAATTTATTTTTATATTTTTTATACATTTCATTTAATGCTAGCTTTTGCTTAGCACTGAGTGAGCCTCTATCTCTAGCATGCTTTTCCACTGAATTTATAAATCTAAATGCTGATATATGATCAACACCTTCTCCGTTCTTGCTCACCTGCTTAACTAAGTTTCTCAGTATATCTATCTTCTTTTTAAGAGCATGATACTTCACCATTCTAGCACGTACGAATGTAGGATTCCTCCACTCCTGATAACGCCTAACAGCATTCCTTATTCCTGTACTCATCTTAGGGGTAATACGTCTTCCTGAATCGATTGCATCATACATAGACTGAATAAACTTTCTATATGATGAAGTTACATCATCAAGACTATGAGTACGAGCATACTCCTCGTCATTTAATATTAGCTTTAGTATTTGCTTTTCGAAATTTGTTACTTGGTATTTTTCCATTATTCGGTAGGTGAATATACTAATGAATTGATATACGGGGCAACGGTTTATTTGACTTTATTAAAGCGCTATAGCGAAAAATCGACAGTAAAATGTATGACGGTCAGTTTGCCAAAACGACATGCCACCTCCAAGTGAAAAACCAGATCAAGATTTTTAAAAAGTCAACAACTTTTTTATATTATTTTTCAACATTTTTTTTCATTATTTTTCAACATTTTTTTTCATTATTTTTCAACATTTTTTTTCATTATTTTTTTATATTATTTTTCTTGTATTCTTGTCTTCTTGGGGGGGGGGAATTCATACAATTTATTTCATCATTATTTGTCATGTCATATATTTGAATTGAATCAATACATTAGTAATCTTTGATTGATCTGATATTACTAATGATTGTTTATATAAACAAAGAAAGACAATCACAATGACTGTCTTTCTTTTTTTGTTAGTTAAAGGACTCTCTTATAGAGAGTGGAGTTAATATTTCATTATTATATAATCATGACTATACACTTTCATTTTCTATTTCTTCAACATTAAACAATTCTTCTTCAACATCTCCAACAAATTTTTGTACAATTTGTTTTACAAATGTTCTTTCTGAATCAACACCACCGGCTGTATCATATTGTGGATATACAGTAATTTCTGATATATCTTTTAAATCAAATCCATCATATGCAAGTCCAGCCATTTCAACAGACGTTCTTGTTGAAATTCCAGATTCAATTCTTGGATTGTCTGTTTGTGATTCTGTTCTTGTTAAAAATGCAATTTGTGTAATGTTAGATAGAATTGTTTCATTACAATTTGGATATAATGTTTTTAACAAATCTAATTCTTCTACATCATTTAACAGATCCATTTCTATTGTTACAAAACGATCCATTATTGCTTTGTCTAATACTCTAGTAGCAGTATATTGTGATCCAATATTTGCAGTTGCAATAAACGTCACTCCATCTGCAACTTTGATTTCTCTTTGATTATCAGATTCATCAAGTCTAAGATATCTTTGTGATTGATCTAGAACAGACATTAAAATATTCCATGCTTCTGGATGTGCTCTTGTCAATTCATCTAATAGAATTACTGCATTTTCTTTTTGAATTGCTTTGACAAATAATGATTCTGAAAAGTATGTTCCAGATTCTTTATCAAAATGAACATTTCCAATTAATGTAGATCTTGGATCTTGTGTAGCACCTAGATTAAAATAATAATCTGGACGATCTAATGATTTGACTAATGACTTAGCAGCTAATGTTTTTCCACATCCAGCTGGTCCAGTCATCATAATGTTTTTTCCTCTTACTGCAGAACGTACTAAATATTTCCATTTCAATTCAGACATCTTTAATACGTCTGGTTTTAATGAATATGAATTATTAATGAATTCTCTAATCTCTAATACATCTTTTGGAAGATCATCATTAACTTCTGGTTTTGACTGTTCTGGTTGAGAATTGAATACTTTCTCAGATATACGACTAAATTTCCAATCTTTTGATGAACCAATTTGTGCATCATTAGTCTTAGATTCTGCAGTAAAGTAAGCTGGTTGATCAACTGTTGATTTTGTCTTCAAATGATATGGAAAATTTGTCCATTGATTACCATTTGAATCTATTACAGTATAACCAGAATCTGATTTTACTACTTGTATTTTATGTGTATTATTAATCACATTTAACTCCTTTTTTATTAACTAACAATTTTTTTCCTTTTTTCTATGTCCTAATATAGGACTAAATAACAATATCAGACAACAGTTATTTTAAATTATTTTAAACTGTATGATATTTTTTATAATATCTTGATCTGTTTGTTCTGTACATCTTCCACATTTTTCCATCTTCAGTATCTTCAAATTTTTGACCAATTTCATGATCAAAAGCAGCACCACCTATATAACTTCTTTTATAAGTCTTTCCATCATGTTTGTGAACAGTACCATTTTCGAGATCTAGATTATTATTTACTGTATAATCTCTCAATTGTTTAATAACTCCTTTTTTAACATGATCTAAAATACACAGAAAATCAACGTGAGACAACAGTTATTTTACTTTTTTTTTGACTTTTTTTGTTGGCTTTTGTGGACCCTTACTAGCATCTATAGGACTAGATGGATCGAAATTACTTAATTCTTTATCATGTTCTCCACTATACAGTACTTCATCAGCCATATTGATTAGACGTCTAGCAGTATCCAATCTTCCAAAATCTCTTGTAAGTGGTATATGCCATCCTTTCTCAGTAAGAAAATATGCCCATATCATATTGGCCAATTCTTCGTTATTTAGTTCTGTATCTCTATATTTGTCTAAACACTTGATTAACATGTTTTTCATGCGATATTCCTTTGTTTATGTGTCTTATAGACACTGTTTTACACTTATTCACTATAAATTTCTCTATATAAAAGTTGACTTTTTGAGTATGTATGTGTACTAATATATAACACTATACTTCATCCATACTTATCATTCAATCATATCTCATGTCTATCAATTTCGACTGTATCACAAGATAGATGCAGCAGCTCTCCAATTGATGTGTTTATTAACAGGAGAGTCTATTAGTTTCAATTTCTCTTGTCTACTCATAGATTTTATTTTGTGTTCATATTGACTAGCATGTCCTCTTGACCCCAGGGGATTAGTACAAAATATCAGTTTAGCTGGTAAACGTCTTTTGACATATTTCGATCCCTTTCCTTTATTATGTGTTTCTATTCTTTGATTCAGTCTATTTGTTATTCCAGTATATAATGTTCCATCTGAACACTCTAGTATATAACATACCCAATTTTTTTGATTTATTATAGCCATGCTCTTATCATCCACTTTACAATATGATACCAAAATATAATTGGCCAGATTACTAATACAATAAAATTGATCCAGTTTATCTTGATATCTTTAATTTTCATATTTCTTGTTCCTTGGTTTGTTTGATGCAGTTTGATGAAACTTTCTTGCAATCTCTTTTCTTCTCTTTACAATAGATGGTGTTGCATCATCAATCATTTCAAATACTTGTTGTAGTTGTTGATATGTCAATTTTCTCAATTCTGTGACACCACTCATCTTTGAATACTTTCCTTTCGATTCTTTAAAGTAATACTCCAAATTTGGTTTATCGTCAAAATGCTCAAGAAATTTTTTCTCAAGTGCATGAGCCTCTTTTCCTGATTTGAATGGTATAGTAGCTAGAATCTTTATGTTGAAGTCTGAGTATTGTTTTGGACTGTTACCATATCTTTTTGACTCACTCACACTAAATCGTTTAAGAGCATCCATGTGTTTTGTGATGCCAAATTTGTAGAGCGACTTATTCGTTCGTTTGTGTTTGAACTGTGCAAAGTAGAATTTCATCCACATTTTTTTCACGCTCCTCTATTTGTGTTTCTTCCACCAATGGTATCTACCATGATCATCTAGAAACGTTTCCCATTTACATTTTCTCCACACACATTTCCATTGATATCTGTCAGTCCATTCTTCGAATGGTTTCATAGACCATCCACAGTTACATATTGGACTGTGTCTATAGTATTGTTTTAGTAACCACTTAAAGATTGTATACTCCTATTTGAATGGGGATTCTAAAAATTTCTCTATACCTAATACAATTTTCTTAAACCATATATCATCTTTACCTCTGAAGTTTCCTGGTATTGGTTTCTTTCTAGTAGTCGTTTTCTTTCTCGGCATTTTCTGCCTCCTCTATATGTTGTTGTATAACTTCTGGGTCTAGTGTATACCATAATCTCATATATGTCTGTTCATAACAATCCAAACATAACTGTCCAACACATTCAATATAACCCAGCCTGAGTTCTACATGTTCATTTTCATCATAAAGTGATTCCTCACCACATATTACACACAAGTCTTTCATTTCTGTTTTGGTATTAAATTACTCCATTTCACTAATTTTAATTTTTTGAGATTTGCTCCATTTCGTAAGTCGACTCTCTTTATAAGTTTTTTCTCTACCATCAACTCTAACATACACATGACATCACTCAACTCTTCTTTCAAGTCATCATTATCATGATATTGTTGTGTCCTAATAGCTTTTGAACATGCTTGTATCAATTCACCACATTCTTCCATAGTGATGACCATTAATTCTTCTAACTCTTCCATCTCAAACCATATTCTTTGTAGATCGTTTGCTTTCATTTGATACCTTAGCTCTATACAATTCAGCATCTTTGTCATCTCTTGCACGAAACTTGGTACCATCTAGAGTTTCATATATTTTGTATTCACTGAACTGTTTTATTTTTGTTTTTGGCATACAACCTCCTGATATAATTTATCAATACTTTTGTTATCACCACCTTGTTTAAGTAGTGCTTCTTTTCTTGTCATAATGGTTAATGGAACATCAGCAAGTGATGGTAACCTTCCCCATTCATCACACATAACTTTTTGTTCTAACCATTTCTTTTTAGATATTTTCATCTATTCCTCATCTTGTGACTCATTTTATGTTTACTAACAATATAAGTGTATCCCCACTCACCATTCTCATCTTTAGTATACTTCACTTTAATGTTCTCCCAATCAAAATGAAATGCACAGTATTGAGTCAGTTTTTGATTGTGTTGTGGAAATATAAAACTGTCAAAATTATCTCTATATTTATGTGTCTCACCTTTAATATCAATTAATGGATAACTTGTTATCTTGGTTGGAACTCTTGCTATTGGAGGTTCTTTTGTTATAGAAGCACATCCAATAACAGTGAATATCCAAAACCCTAACAGAAGGAATAGTATAAATCTGTAATAGTTGTTCATTCTCATCTCCAAGGTAACATTGTCATACCAATTGAATTAAGTAGATACTCCATCACAACTACAAATATAATACCACCACCTATTTGCCAAGCCCACCATTTCCAACCTTCTAAACTATCAGCCCATTTACGAGTCTTGGAGTTTCTTGCTTTATCATATAGACCACTACTCTCACCTACTCTATTAGCCCAATAGTTTGGGTCTGTCCATTCTTTTATTTTTATTAATGGCCAGCATATTATCTTTAATATTTTTATTATCATTTCTTGGTCCTAGTATCGTACTTTTTCTTCAAAGAGTCAACATATTCTTTTAGCAAATCTTTAGCTTCCCATTTGAGTTCGTAAGATGTTAATTCATTTTTAGCTAACGTCTCTTTCATCTCTCCATCCCTTGCTGGTATATATTTAACAGGATGATCAAACATCTCAGCAAGTTCATTAATACTATAATTTTTTCCTGTACCAAGTTCGTATTCATTGAAGCCACCAATATGTCCACTAGCTAGTGCTTCACCAGCTTTTATGATTCCATCACATATTTGACTGACATGAGTAAAATCTCTTCTCTGTTCTCCATCTCCTGTAATAGTGAGTGGTTCATTATTGGCATATTGTTTCTCAAATATTGTCATGACCAGACCATAATCATCTTGGTAAGTATTTGGATCACCATACACATTATAGAATCTCAAAACTGCTGTATCCATATAGTACAGTTGACTGTACATTTGTATAAGTTTTTCACCCATCCACTTTGTTCCTGTATATGGATTACATAACTTGTCACCATGTACTGAAGATGTACCAGCAAATACTAATGGTGTCTCAGTTTCTTTACACCAATTTAATACATTTGCTAATCCTATCATATTAGCTTTGAATACTTTATCTGGGTTTTGAATACTGAATTGTATTCTTGGAAGTGCTGCTAGATGAACTACATAATCAGGTTTATATGTGAAAGGACTGAAGTCTGTAATGTCACTGACATCTACTTCATGGTATGTTACTTGTCCTTGTTCTGTCCAATTGTATTCTTTATCACCAGATGAATAGTTATCTAAACTGACAATTTTATTGCTTTCGATATTACATAATTGTTTAACTAAATTTGTTCCTATGAATCCGGAACCTCCTGTAACTAGTATCCTCATCTTATTACTCCTCTCCTATAATGACCAATTATAAGTTTTGTATCAATTATTGGTTTCACACTAGAATCTAAACAGAAAGATGCATCTTCAGAACAATTCTCAGTGTACACATGCTTTTCGTTTTTAATTGTTACTACTTTATTTGTAAAATATGGATATGACATCTTTTCAAGTAAGAAGGAATCAGTCTTACAAAAACCAAAACCCACATACGAAACTTGTATAGGTTTACCTCTTGCATCTTTGATATCTGACTCAGTCAAGTAATTCATCTGTCCTGTTTTCAAGAATTTTTCTTCATCCCATTTTGCAGCCATAACTATTTTTTTATTTTCTTGTCCCTTATAGTAAACACCTGAAACAAATGGATGTTCATGTTCTATCAATTGTTCCAAATCATCATGAGTAAATACCATATCTGAATCGATCCACACAAATGTGTCAGTCATATTAATTAACATCCGACTATTACTAAATCCACCTCCACCTGTGGCTAGCCAATTACGAGCATCATTATGTGTCCTATCAGGAACAGTCAATATGGGATAATCGTTTTTGTCTGCCCACACAGCCAATTTCATAAATTGATCAAACAGCTCTGCATGGACAGATACAAATGTTGGAATGCAAATTATAACCTTATATTTTTTCATCTAGTCTTTATCTTTGGGATATGTTATTCCTGCTTCCTTGAGAATATTATCTAATGAGAATCCATTCTCTTTCTTTTTTGTTTTGAGTTTGTCGAAACCTGTGTATTGAATATTTGGACATTTTTTGACATAGTTAATTAATCCATGTAGATCTTCAGCTGCAGATGGTTTGATGTCAGCAAGTAATTTGACACAGTTAAGTAATTGCTTAACAGCTCTATCACTTATCATCCAATGCTTACCATCTCTGAAACCTGATTCTTTCATTACCAAACCATCCAAGCAGCTGCTGCTGTTTCTACAAATATATCAGCTGCTGTATTGTATGCCCACTTTTCTTTTGTTCCATAAGTTTCTGCATCACCTTCTACAAACCACTCAAAGATCTCCCAAGCTACTCCAATTATAAGAACCCATAAAACAGCCCAAAGATCTGATGCTCCTAACCACTGTGCAACTTTTGCTATAAACAAACCAGCTGCTAAATGATAAGATGTCCATCCATCTAATTGACCTGTTTGTATTTGCCAATTGTATACTTTTGCTAAAGGATTATTCATTTTACTTCTCCAATTGTTTGAGAAAGCTCAATGTGGGTGACCACATTAAATCTGTTCTCAGTTTATTTAGTTCAATATATTCGAAACCATTATGTTCATCACTTACCACTACATCATACTCAACGTTTGTTCTATGATAGAACATATAAAAGTCTTTATCTGGTTCAATCTGTTTCTTACCTAATAAATGTAGAGTGTATTCCGGCAAATCAATTCCTGTCTCTTCTCTCATTTCTCTTGAAGCTCCTTGTACAGGAGTTTCATTTTTATGTATATGTC